GTGTTGCGATGACGACTTTGGTCTAACCATATTCTCAGCTAACTCCCATTTTAATAAGTAGTTAGTTCCCATAACCATTACACCATCATACCATACATCAATAGTCTTTTCTATTTTCTCAAAGTTGTTTTCATCCATCATCTCTTGTGGTGGATTGAATGTATCATCTTTTTGAATAACTTTTGTTGCTCCTGTCTCCTCGTTAATCTTTTTCTTATAGACCATTTTTTTAGTGGTCTTATAATTAAAGTACATTAAGGTTACAGTATCTCTATAGAATATATCATTATCATAATACTGAGCAGTATTGTAGTAGTCGTACCAACTCTGCCCACTCTTGGCAATCTCTTCCAACTGCTCTTTGGTAAGCGTTGGGTCAATCTTAGTTAGTTCTGTAATTGGAAGTGTTTTAATCTCACCCCAATAGAAACAATCTTTAAAGTGTGGGTCTTCTGTATAGCTATATACAATATTAGCAGGGTCAACATACTTAACCTCTACACCTGCTCCGGGAAGGAACTCGTGTTTAGCAGTAGAAATACCCAACACAGTTAAGTCGTAGTCAAGACGTTTTCTTAAGTCTATATACTTATTCTCTTCAAGAATAGTATTAATAGCTTCTTCTTCTGCTATTTCAATAGCAGGCTTATAGTTGAGTTGCATATATAACGACAACTCTTCATCTGACTTTGGTAACTCTTCAGGCTCTATAGTAAATGGATTAGCACCTGTCTTTTGTTGAATAACCTCTAACATAGGTTTTGCAAGCATCTGACCTTCAATCATATCCTGATACTTACTTCTCTTAGATTGAGACATAGCATCTTGAGCATAAGCCTTAACCTTGAATAATCTATCGGACATCCCATTGACCACAATGTCCACGAACTTAGGAAGAATAGGTACAGGAGTCCAATCCAAATTTAGATAAGACAAGTCACCGTTAATTGCTAATTCGTTTTTATATTTACCAACAGGTTGTTCGCCACGTGCATATAGTCTTAACCTATGGAAGTTTCTCCATTGGTCATAGAATCTACATTGTGTCCCGTCCTTTTTGAACCACTCATATTGAATGGCTTGCCCGATTTGTAAACCGAAAGCATCTGATGCCTTTTCTGCATCAGAAACAAATTGACTTGGAAACCCTGTCGATGTTATGTTTACCTTAACATCTTTCATCTAATAATTTCGCTTGTTGTTCCCTTGTTATTATACCTTGCAAAGTTAATGTTTATTTTTGACTGTTTTTTCTGAGGTTGATATATGTGCTTTTGACAAGCCATTATCGCCAAGCCTGAAGATATACTCGCATCATACTTGGTTCTGTTGGTAATATCAAACTTCGCCCAATCCTCAAGAGTTCTTGTAAAGACCATATCCCCCATCTCATCAGAGGCCCTATATGTACCCTCCATATCCACACCTACATACTTCTCAATATACGATTCAATAGCAGATGCGTGTGCCTGCTTTACATCCTCACTTGAGTTTGGTATACCCCCAAGTTCTCTTTCTGTTTTAGATAGTTTGTTCTTGTGTTTGTCCGGCCTATTCATACAATAGTTTCTATATCCTCTATTCTTAAAGTGATACAACAATCTTGGTTTGTTATTCTCCACTAAGATAGGCATACCATAAAAAACACAAGCCATCAATACGTCCTCATAAAATATCTCTGCGGTCTGTGGTCTTGCTATGTACTCCAAAAAGAAATGATTACTTGGAGCATCGTCCATATTAAACTTAGTCAGTCCGTGAAGCGCACCGTTAGAACCACCCCCACCAACAACACCTGATATGTCGTATGAGTCACAACCAAATGCGCCTATATGTTCATTCGGAGGAAATTTACCCCCGTTCTTAACTACAGGGGCAGTTCTTACCCTCGTACTTGGTATCCAACTTAAAAAAAATCTACCACTCTTTGTTGGAGAAAACACGACCTCACTATCTTTGATTCCGTTTTTCCAATGGAAAGAACCCTGAGTAATGTGATGCTCCTTTATTAAAGAATCGTTGTAATCTATTTGTTGATATATCTTGGTTAGGTTGAATATTGATTGCTTACTCTCATCACGGAATGCGTGTGACTCAGTTCTTGGGAACTGACGATAAAATTCATTCAAGGCATCGGCATCATTCTTTAATGAATCAACCTCTGCTTCCCAATAATCAATAGCACCTTGACTGATAATTTCGTTATCAATTCCTAACAAATAAGTCTTAGGAGTTCTAAATACAGGCATCCCATATCTATCTATAAAGCCCTCCATATTCCATTCCATTGGAACGAAAAGTGAATACATTCCGCTTTTAGTTTGACCATTTGCGTTTCGTGATAACACATTTGAATTAGTATATAGATTTTTAAAGTTATCTCCACCTTTTGCTAATGCATTAGATGTAGAACCCATCATACATTTACCTATAATTTTACTACCCAACCTAAGACAGGTTTTTGTTACTCGCCAATTATTTAAAATATTGTTGGGCTTTATCCACTTCCCACTCTCATCGTGTACTAATAGTAAAAGCTTCTCACCATCATATGAGTTGTCATCGGTATTCTTCCAATCTATAGTGGTGTCCAATCCTTCTATTTGCTCAGCATCTGAGTCAAACATATTTTTCTTTGTAATCTTAGATGCCGGTACACGATAAGCTAACTCTGTTTTAGGTTTATCCATACCATCCATAATAGGTTTAAAAAAGAATGGCAACCTACTATTTATAGGAACTACCTTATCTGTAAACATCTTCTTAGCATCAGAACCTGTCTTAGATAATATACCAACCCTCGCATCTTTTGCAAGTGTTGCCGTATTTACAGACTCTGATGAAGACATAAAAGAAAATCCCGAACGTCTAATTTTTAAGTAGACCATACCGAAACTCCTTTTATCTGCTTTACAAGCCTCCCAAAAAATATAAAGTAATCTGTTAGCCTCTCTGTAATCGGGATATCCTACATCAATAGATGTCCATTGAAGATACATATAGTGGCTACCGGTTATGTATGTAGGCTTTCCATTATTCATAAACCAACATCCGTCCTCACGGTAATCAAACTCCTTCTCAATATAATCAACCCAACGGCTTTTAAATTCCTTGGGCATATCATTCCATTGAAATATAGATTGAATCTTACTCAGTTCTTTGGGTAGTTCTTTTCTTTCCCAATACTGATTTTCTTTTTTAGAGTGTCTTTGAAGACACTTTTTAGGAGCAAGAGGTAAACCTATTTTTAGGTTTTGTATTTCTATAACCTCGCCTAAAGTTCCGTCTTTTGATATTACAATAAAGTCATAGGTTTCATCATACCCGTACTTCCAACTCTTTGCTTTATTCTTGTTGGTGAGTACGGATTTAGGTACGTAATCTTGTACAATCCTATATAAACTATTTAGACCTTCTTTCTGCAAATCCTTGTTTAGTATCTACTTTATTAGAGCCATTCTCCATAGACTCTATCGCCTCCTTCTCTGACTCAATCCTATTTAGGATTTCAAACGCATCAAAGATTGCTAACTTTTTTGTTGCTGCTGCATTCTTTAACCTGTCAGCAGATAGGTCGTCTTCAGGGTCGTGTTTAATAATCGCTTCCTTCGCCACTTTTATAAGCTGCTCCACCGCCCTGTGACCTGCCTCTATTATTTTTAATTTTGTTTCTTTTGAATTCACTTCTAAATCTTTTTTCTTTTTTAAAAGGAATTGGGCTACCATCGTGCTCATTCCAACTATCTTCGAAAAACACCCACTTGTCTTTTTTCATTGTTTAAATCTTAAAGAACATAACTTGAACTAATCTTGCATCATCACCTTCTCCAAAGTTCTGTAAAGTATTTCTTGAATGCTTTACACTTGAGGGAAATATGTAAAGAGAATTGTACTTTGCTTTACAAACTAATATCTCATTATCATCATCATCGTATAGTGTTGTTCCGTATCCACTTGGATACGTTTTATTCAAATATAATATAGCGGTGTAATCACCGTGCATATCATCTTTATGTATAAAGTTAGGTTCTTCTTGACCTAAGGGAGACATTCTCGCAAAACTCAAAACAAGCTTTGCCCCCAATAAAGACTCTATAGCCTTCACAACGTCATCTCTCTCTAACTCTTGAACGTTTTTAAAAACATTATCTCCTGATTTAAAATCAGTAAAGCCTTTCTGTTTTATATCCTCAACATACTTGTCAGGGTTTTCGAATACGTCAGTTAAGAATATTGTTGTCATAGTTTCATTGTAATACTATGGTCAAACATTCTATATAACTTCTCACCTTCTACCGTAAACTCATATTCACTATCAGGCTTAAAACAAACCATATCCCCCTTGTTTATTCCTTTACTAATTAGATATTCATTTGGATACTTAATCAAACCCATAAGAGGCTCTTCCTTAGTATTTTTATAAATATACGAATTTTGTACGGGAATTGGTTCTACAAAACAATACCTGTCATAGGCATTCCATTGTGTACCATTATGGTACATAAAGAATTGGTCAGGCTCTATAAAGAATAAGTCATTCTTAAAGAAACTCTTACCACTCTTTCTCCTTCCTTTAATGTCGTTGTAAAACTTGAATACGTTGTGGTGCACAAGAAGTGTGTCACCAACTTTTATCGGACCTTGATATCCTAACGGAAGTTCTTTTACTATAGCTTCTCGATTCGCGAATCGAAAATCTTCTTCTGATGTAGAAGTTATAACCTCTACACCACCTATATCTTTGGTGTTATCATAACGCTTGCCCTTCTTGGGACTCACTATAAAGTAAAATGGAGACCGCATATTGTTTTTTATGAGCCACAACCTTCACATTCAAAATAAGAATCTGTTGGTTTAACTCCGTTCAATTTCATTTCTATTGCGTGAATTTGGTCAGCAATTTCCATCTGCTCTCCAAAGTCATCGGTATTTGATTTCTCTACTTTTAGCTGCTCTAAATGAATGAGCATCTCTTGCTTATCTTCCTTTGTCATATCATTAGAAATTTATATTGTACTCAATAGATATAGGCATAGTGCTCGTGAACTCTTTCCATAAAAGTATCTCTTCTCTATCGCTTTCAATCCAAATCTTTATAGAGTCTGACTCTTGGTCATATCTAATAAGATGAATCTTATGAGTGCCATTTAAAATTTCCTGATTAACTATATAGTGCATTGCTCCCGACTTGTAGTCAGGGCCTATGCTGATTTTTCTTATATCCATTTTATTTATATTTTAAGTCAGCTTCCAAACTGAAATGGATGCTGAAGGTACTGTAGACCAAACTCCACCTGCAACTTGATGAGTATATAACCCACCTTGGTTGACACCGTTTGCATCTCTTAATATCTCAAATGTAAGAACATCTCCTGCAACAACATTGATAGGTTCAGATATTGATAGTGGTATCATAATACCTACACTATTAATATCAACACCTCTTGTTATTCCTAACTGTGTTCCATTAAGAAGTATACGATACATCACCATAGCAACACCACCTGAGTTGCCGTTTCTTTCTACATTACCAAACGCTTCAAAGAAATAAGTTCCATCAACAAGGAAGTTAATCTCACCTGTTGGAAGTAGATTAACCTCAGGGGTTTGTTGGTTAGCACCAAACTCAATTTGTAGTGGTGCGTTTTGTCCTGTAGGTAATTGGTCTGCAAAAGAAGAGCCTTCTAAAACCTTAGCAAATGTTGGTTGATTTACAACAACATTGTCTACCCATTTAACATTAGCGCCTGTAGATACAAGCACTTGACCTGAAACACCGGGATTACTCCCTCCATCTAATACAGGACCTAAGGCTACTATTTCTTTTTGAAACTCAGCAGAATTTTCAAATATTGATTTTCCTTTTACTACTAAATCAACAAGCTGAGTGTTACCTACAGATTGAATTAAATTTCCTTGAAGGTTTATGTTGCCTATAAGATTAATGTCTTGTTTAGCCGTATTACCTGTGTCGAGAACAGATTGTAAATCAGCCGGGAATGGTGGTGGTGTTACCCACTCTACTAAACTACCACTTGTTTGCAAGAACTGACCTGCAGTTCCATACTGACCCGTAGAATCTTTTACACCGCCCTGCAGTTCTACATAACCAACATCAAATAAAACATTGTTTGTAAAGCTTGCAGTACCTGCAAAGGAGGCGCTGACACCAACATTTAACTGTTCGGTGTCAACAACTCCTTTTAAAATAATATCTTGAGTAGCAATATTCCCTGAGTCCAATACCTCTTGTAGGGTTGGTGTCTCAACGAGACCAATGATGTCGCTAAGTAAATAATTTTTAGTTACTAAACTATCATCGGAATCACTTCCGATTACCTTGTCTTTCAGCGTAGGTAATGCGTCAATCGAATATGTGCTAATCTTTCCCATTTATTCTGTTTGTTCTTCAGAAGGCTTCTGTGAAATCTCGCCCGTCTGAACGTTGATTACAGAATCCTTTCCGTATTTATCGATTAATACTGCCTCTTCAGAAGCGTACTGAATCTTTAATTCCTCAATGTTCTTTAGAAGATTGTTTTGAGTGATTACCGTATCACCGAGTTGTACCTTCAAAGCGTTAAAATCGTTTACCAATTTTTGTACTTTCTCTAACTCTTGTTTTGTCAATTTTGCCATTTTATTAAATTGTTTAATTTCTACAAAGATATGAATTTATTGTTTATGTTACCTGCCGAGTGCAAGAGAGAATGAATCTCCTGATTCTGTAGTTACAACACAAATTCCCAATCTATAATCAACATCCATTCTCGTAACAATACCTACTTGTTTTCCATCAATAGTAACAGGAAAATTGCTACCGGATGCACCCGCAGGTCCTTGTGGTCCTTGTGGTCCTTGTGGTCCTGTCGCTCCATCTTTTCCATTAGCCCCCGGTAGGCCTTGTTCACCCTGTGGACCTTGAGACCCCGTACTCCCTTTAGGTCCTGTCGGCCCTGCCGGACCTGTAGCACCGGCTGCCCCGGTTGAACCTTTAGGCCCTGCCGGACCTGTTGCTCCCGTTGCTCCTGCAGCCCCGGTTGAACCTGTAGCCCCGGTTGCCCCTCTAAGGCTTGTAGTTTGAAATTTTGTTCCGTTTGTATATTCTAATACTAAAGTATATCCGTCTTGCACAGTCTTGGCAATCCCGTTACCCGTTGCACCGGCTGCACCTGCAGGGCCTCTTGCTCCCGTTGCACCGGCTGCACCTGTATCACCCTGAGGTCCTTGAGGTCCTGTAGCACCGGCAGTACCCGTAGCACCTTTTGCTCCTGCAGGACCTTGAGGTCCTGTAGCACCGGCAGCGCCCGTAGCACCCTTAAGCCCTTGAGGACCTTGAGGTCCTGTAGCACCGGCAGCGCCTGTGTCTCCTTTAGGTCCTTGCGGACCTGTAGCACCGGCAGCGCCTGTAGCACCGGCAGCACCTGTAGCACCTCTTAAACTTGTTGTCTCGAACTTAGTTCCGTCTGTGTATTCTAATACAAGATTGTACCCAACTTGCGCAGTCTTTGCAATCCCATTACCGGTATCGCCCTTTGCCCCCGCAGGACCTCTTGCTCCGGTATCACCCTTTGCCCCCGCAGGACCTGTTAAACCTATTGGTCCTTGCGGACCTGTAGCACCTGCTGCGCCCGTTGCACCTTTTGCTCCTGCAGGACCTGTTAAACCTATTGGTCCTTGAGGTCCTGTAGCGCCTGCTGCTCCGGTATCACCCTTTGCTCCTGTAGCGCCTGCTGCGCCTGTCGCTCCACGAAGGCTTGTGGTTTGGAATCTTGTCCCGTCCGTGTAATCTAATACTAAGGTGTATCCGTCTTGCGCAGTCTTAGCGATTCCATTTCCTGTATCGCCCTTCGCTCCTGTACTACCCTTTGGCCCGGCAGGTCCTTGTGGCCCTGTCGCTCCGGCAGCCCCGGTTTCCCCTTGAATACCTTGAGGACCTTGAGAACCTGTAGCGCCCTTAAGTCCCTGTGGACCTTGAGGACCTACACCACCAACTGCCCCGGTATCACCCTTCGGGCCTTGTGCTCCTGTTGCACCACGTAGACTTGTGGTTTCAAATTGAGTACCATCTGTGTAATCTAACACAAGGTTATACCCAACCTGAGCCGTCTTAGCTATGCCATTACCGGTATCTCCTTTAGCCCCCGTGCTTCCTTTAGCACCGGCAGGACCTGTCGCTCCTTGAATACCTTGAGGACCTTGAGCACCCGTATCTCCTTTAACACCCGTTTCCCCTTGAATACCTTGAGGAAGCACCCGTATCTCCTTTAACACCCGTTTCCCCTTGAATACCTTGAGGACCTTGAGCACCCGTATCTCCTTTAGGCCCTTGAGGGCCAATAGAGGTTGGCACTTCTACAGAGTTACCCCCACTAATGCTTAGTGTTGTACCTGATATGGCTAAGTCCTGTGTACTATCCTTGTCAGACCAAGATGCAGTAAGAGTACCACCATCCTGTTGAGTAGCGGTTAATGTTTTTGTTGTTGTTCCTGTAACTGAAAGCTTTGTGATTTGATTATCATAAGCAGAGTTCCATTCATCAGAATTACCGCCTGAAGAAATTAACTTACCCGTTGTGGTTAAGTCTTTATTGTAGTTTACAGTAAATGGTAATTGTGCGTTATCAACTCCTGAAAAATTAGAAGTCAACATAACATTCAATAAAGGTACAGTTCTGTAACTACCTGACGTTGGTATGTTACCCCAAGTCAATGTAAGCCTCGTTCTGTTATCTCCTGTATGAATAGAGTTTATTACGTGAGCATTTAAACCCCAATTTGTAAACCCATTACTTCTTTCAAAGTCTGATGTTGCTCCTGCATTAACTTCCCAACTTCCGGTAGCGTAATCGTACTCCTCTATCTCTACAGTTAATCCCGGATAAGTAAACCCTGTCCAAGATGTTTCAACCCATAGTATAGCAGTTGTTGGCCAACCTGTTGATGCGGTTACCTCAAACCTAAACTTTTTAGTTGTATTTGTTATAGACCCCCCTGAGGATGTACTCTTCTGACCGTCCAATATGTTGTTAAACATAGTAGGATTATCCCAAGCAACCCATCTACTTCCATCCCAATACTCTGTATTGGAATAGGGTTGGTATCTAATAATATCAGATTTAGCGCCTTGTACAAACCATCTTAAATTATTATTTCCACTATAGCTATCATAGTAGTAGGCATTACTTGCTACAGAATGATAAGGTTGAAAACAGGAATCATTAAAGTAAACATCATCATTAAATGTTTTTGTTCCTGAAAATACAGTAGAACCTCCGCTTGTTATATAGCCTGAGCCATTAGTTAGCTGATTATTATTGGTTATGTAGTTTGCATTAGTTGCGCCCGTATAACCAAGGTCTCCTAATGTCAATACCCTCGTTGTGTGCCCCGTAATAACACCATCAGTTAGTGTGAGTGATTTTACTACATTAGCACCTGAGGTGCTGAGGTTTGTGTCTGTACCGATAGTTGTGTTACCGCTACTTGTTACGAACCCCGCTCCGTTAACGAGTTGATTATTGTTTGTAGGAATGGTAGTCGAGGTGAAGGCGTTAGCCCCCATCTCGTTACCATTTACAGTCATCGTCCCGTCAACATCAATTCCATCTTTGAATTTTATTGACGACATATATTTATTTTATTTTATCCAATCTGTTTAATCAAGACTCTTGCTCCGTTTGGTGGTAGTGGCTTGGTAGTTACAATATCAACATTGTTTACATCTACCCTTACAACGCTCACCATCAACGTCTCAAATGTTTTGGTATCATATACCTGAACCATAAGGTCTTGACTTCCTAAGTTGTGATTAACTCTCCAAGGTAGTGTCACACCATCACCGATTGTGGCTGCAACCTCAGTTCTCTTTTTAATGCAAACCTCAACATCATCACAGAAGTTTGTCACCTGTGATGAGGTAATCTGAATTGATGTATTAGAGATAGCCGTTACACGTCCCTTAGCATCTACAGTCACACTTGGTGTTTGCGTTGCAGAACCAAAGCTACCCGCAGTAACAACGTTAGGTAAGCTAACCGCACCGCTTGAGACACTTAATCCACCTGCAGTTGGGAAGTTTGCAATACCTTGAACTGTTGCGGTTGCAACGTCAATGTTCTTGTTTACTTCTGTCCAATCAGCAGCAGTAGTAGGACCATCTATGTTAGCAATAATTAAATCACCAACCTCCAATGTAGGACTCCAAAATCCTGCAGGAACACCTGAGCCTGCTACAGTAACAACATAAGTCCAACCTTTCTTAACCCCTGTAGTAGGAGCAGCAGTAGTTGCATCATATCCTCCTTGGAAGATAAGAGCACCTGAGCCTGCAAACGTAGTGTCTACATAGTTTTTAGTTGCAGCATCCTGAGCCGCAGTTGGGTCAGTAACGTCAGTAAGTTTATTTGAAGCAATACTTAAGTCAGTAGTTGGTGCTCCAAACATACTAAGAGTAAGGTCAGCAATGATAACCGTGTTTTGGTCTACTCCCTTGTCAAATAAACCAATTAGTTTATCTGTCTTAGGTTGTATCGCTGCAGTTCTTGCAGGAAGTTCTGTAAGGTCAAGTACAATATTTACTTTATCTGTTGCTCCTGCTGAGGTATCAATACCTTCACCACCTACAAAAGTTAATGTGTTACCATTAGTAATGGTCTGCGCAGTACCGGTATCTCCTGCTACGCTGAAAGATGTCATTGCACCCGCACTACCATTGCTTGCTGCAGTAATACGACCTTGAGCATCAACGGTGATGCTTGCAAGAGTATAGCTGCCTGCAGTAACTGCCGTGTTATCTAAGTCAATTACTACATCAGATACTGTAGTTGTGGTTGAGATGCTTGATGATAATCCAACACCACCTTTGATATTAACTGTATCCTTGTTGAGGATTGTATCTGCAGTACCTGAATCAGCACCAAGAGTCCACTCTTGATATCCCGAAGGAATACTTGCCCAAACGTTATCCCCTCTAAGGAATGTTGTATTGTTTGCAGTACCTGTTGCACTAAGGTCAGCGCCAATAGTTCCTGTAGTTGTAATAGTACCACCGGTAACGCTAACAAACGTACCGCTTGATGTACCAACAGAAGTTACTGTACCTGTGTTATCTGTAAATGGAAGAGTTGAGATAGCAGTCTTTTTAACATTACTATCAGTCTCATCACTAATAATGATAAGGTCCGTATCTACAACTGTAGTTGCTGCAGGTGCGGAAAGAATAATGTTGTCACTACCTAAGTAATCAACGCTAACAGTAACCGTACCTGATGTACCTCCACCGGACAAACCTGTACCGGCAGTCACACCTGAAATGTCACCGCTTCCATCTAACTCAATCCAAGCACTACCTGAGTAATACTTAAATGTTTTGCTTGTTGTGTTGAAAATGATTTGCCCCGCAAATCCCGTAGGGTCGGAGGCTACTTGTTGTAGGGAGGCGTTTAATAACTGATTCTCCTCTAAGTTTAAATTGTCTAAATACCTAATTGCCATAACTTATTTTTTTTGTTTTAGTTAAAATACGCCTCGCCCGAAAACGGAGCGCTAAATGTTATTGTTACTGTGTCCAAGCTATTATAATCGATAGTACCTAATACTTCAGTACCCGCACTATCTACAACAGATACAGAACAATATTTATTTAAGTTATGGTTCACTACCCAAACCGCAGAAGGAGTACCTTGGACGTATACATAATTCTTGTCGGGTATTGGTGAAGGACCAATTGAATTTAGCTGCAACAAAGATAAGAAATATTCTTCGTTCTTTTTAAACACGCCATTACTTGAAACGTGTGTTAAACCGATGTCGTAAAACAACGGTTCATTTATATCTTGGTTAGATGAGTTCCACTTATATATAGCCCAATCTGAAACATTACTCGCCTTTGTAATAAGCACATAAGCACCTATCAGAGGTGAGGTGTAAAAAGTTTCTACCTGAGCCATAGCCAATGTATACTGACTAAACTTTAAATCTGTAATACTGCTGAATGGTACTGTCTCACTCGGTTGTGGATTTGTAAATGAAATTGTACCATTATCCCTTAAATCACCCGTTTGCCAATCCTGATACCTGTACATTAAAGATTGAGATTCAATCTTATTTGCCGAATTTAAAAATGCGGCAACCTTGTTTACTGTAAAATTCTTTGTGGCATTAGCAAACGCAGCATCAGAGCCAATCCACTTGTCTCCCCCTGATATTGCTTCGTCTATTGGGTATGTGCTAATTCTTGCCATATATGTAACCTCGTTTTAAAATACAAAGGTACTGATTTTAATTATCAGTTTTTTTCGGAGTAGGTCTTAATCATCTTCTCTCCGGTACGTCCAATAACGTATCCACCAATACCTAATTGCAATAAGTTCCAAAACTCATTTTCAAGTGGGGGTATGGGTAATCCGAATAGTGGAGCGATAAACTTTACATATATAACTATAAATCCAAAAGCCAACATAAGAATAGGTCTCCAACTTCTTTGTAGCCAATTACCTTTTGCTTCTGTGATTATAACATCGGTTTGCATTTTCTGCAACTCAAGCTGCTTATCTAAAAGCATTTTCTGAATTGCTGCCTTGGCAGCAATTTTTTCTTCTTTAGAAGTGAATAGATTGTCCAAGCCATCCATAATGTCTTTTACAACGCTTCCCCCGAACCAATCTAATATCTTCTTCATATAAACTTATATTCTTCCGTAGCATCAAAACTTGGGCAGGCTTTCGCTGCAAAATCTCTATGGCCGTGAATCTTTACATCATCACCATAGATTGATTTTAAAGTAATGAGCAGGTTAGTTAAACTCTTTTTTTGCTCTTCTGTTCTTGTATCTTTCGGTGTCTTACCATCTTCTTCTACACCTCCGACATAGCAAATACCTATGCTATTTTTATTTTGTCCAATAGTGTGAGCACCTGACCTGATAATAGGCCTGCCGACTTCAACCCGGCCATCTAATAGAATCACATAATGATATCCGATGTCTGACCATCCCCGACCATCTACGTGCCATCTTTTAATGGTTTCTGTACTTATATCTTGCCCCTCTCGTGTTGCTGAGCAATGAACAATAATTTTATTTATTGCCCTCATTATTTTTGTTTCTACGCTCCTTATCTAACAAGTACCAACGTTGTGCAGTATATCCAATGGATAATACTAACAACATTATCTTTAATATCATATCAATCTGCGAGTACGACAAGGCGAATGCGCTTGCGTTTAAAAAATATATTTTCAAATCTGACATAGTCATTTTATTCCTTACTTTGGTTATAAGGGAACAACTCGTTAAGGGTCTTACGTCTCTTCCCACAACCGCAATCTTTGCCTGTTGCTTTACTAACAGTATCAACAACCTTCTTAATTCCTGTTGCTGATGTTACTTTGTGAATCGTATCTCCCAACCCTTTAGATTTCATATCATTTTATTTTTTACAAGTGCATAGCTTATAAGGGCAGTCCGTTGTCTTAAACATAAGTTTAGACACTAACTTGTTCCAAGAGCATTGGAATTTACACCACACTCCTTGAACCCATAGACCCGCTTTTACTAATAGCTTTCCCATAATTATTTGTTTGCTACAAAGATAGCTTTTATATATTATTAATTTTCGTCTAATACTTGCCTTTCCTGCTCTTAGGAGAAGAGGCCGTACTCTTGCCCGGACCGCCCCACAACTTCTTACAAGCCCAATATCTTGCGCTCAATTTGTTGGTAGCAGTTCCGCACTTGTGGCGTGCTCTAAATGATTTGCGTGCGGCAGCAGAATAGTTATGACCATAGCCCTTTGCGCCAAAGTGAATTAATTTCTCCTTGCCGTTAGCACAAGCCTTAACCATTTTTTTCTTACCCGCCCTGTCGCTTGCTTTTACGACATTGCATTTCATTTTGCTTTTGTCCGCCATTATGATTTTGCCTTCTTATTAAAACGAGTTTGCTGCTTATTAAACCTTTCAGTCATATTGGCTAATTTTTTTGCTGCTCGTTTTTTATTTCTTATTGTCCTTGTTCTTCCTGCAGGATTAGAAGAACTATTCGTTGCGATAACTAAACTACCATCATCTTGAAGCGTGGCAGATTTTCTTTTTGTCTTCCCTCCCTTTACTGTTTTTTTAAATATACGATTACTGCTTTCAATAGTAGAGTGGCTGCTTCTTTTCACTTTGTCATTCTTAACTCTGTTTACTGAAGCAGTAGTTACTGTTGCTTTTTGTCTTGCCTTACAATCCATTAAAGACTTTCCTGTTAATCCTTTACAACTCATTAGTTCTTTTTTCTAACTGATTTAACTTTTTTTCCACCTGCACCTTGCTTGCCTATGCGCTTTTTTTCTGCCTGCTTTTTTCTTAGCGTGCTTTTGGACATCTCTGACTTTGTAACCGGTGTCTTTGAAGACACTCTTCTTGATGGTCTACAGTATTCGCTTTTGTTTCCTGTGCCACAAGGTTTTCCCGTTCTTGTGTCTATCCACTTCTCGGCAGTCCATCTTTTTAGATTAGACCCTGCTTTAGATTTACGAACCTTTCCTTTTGACTTACGACACTTAGCGGTAGCCTGTGCAGCACGTGCTGACCACTTGCCGTAACTCTTCATTACTTTTCTATAGCAAGCATCTTTAGGCATTACTTTTTCTTTTTACCACAAGAAGCGTAAACGCTATTTGCAATTTGTTTGTTCGATGGTAATCCAAACTTTTCAGGTTTGCCGCCCATTGATTTGTTTGCTCCTGTGAAATAAGGTTTTATTGCTTTATTCATTTTTTTGTTGTTTATGCGTTTCCTCTTCTGTTTCTAAATCTACTGCCCGCAGTTCTGCGTTTCTTATTATAGTAGTTAATAGGAGACTTGGTACTTCCAAGCTGAGCCATACCTTTTAATGTAGGGGTAGAGGTCTGCTCTTTTAATGAATAGTTAGGGTTGCTCCACTTTGTAACATCTGAATTCTTAAATGTATATTGGTCTAAGTCTATTTTCTTATCAGATATATCACCCTTGGTATACTTCTTACTATCCTTCTTTTTATCCTTATCTGCCATAATTTGTATCTTTGCTACAAAGATATGAATTTAATTTGATGGGAAATTACAGGAAGCCTCCACCGAACGACTACTTAAAATATTGGAGGGTTATAAGATATTTTGTAAAAGCTAAGTATGGAATCTCGACAGGAGAACTTGATATGCTCTTGTTCCTTTATTCTGAGAAATACTTTAGCAAGGACAAGTTCAATGAGTTTGATGAACTACTGTCTTGGGATGTTAACAGGTTTGATAAACTGCTACGTGATGGTTGGATTACTGTCTTCCGTAAAAGGTCCGGCCACAAAAAAGCATTGTACGAAATTTCGTACAAAGGAAGACGTATGATAGGTAGTATGTATAAAAAACTAAACGGGGAAGAAATCCCCGTTAGCCCTTCTGTAAATCCTATGTTCTTAAAGAATGTATCGTATACCGATAAGGTATATCGCAATATGATATTAGAGATGAATGCGTTTATAAAACAACAACGACATCAGTCTCACGAATAATGGTATAAGAGTCTGAGTTAATCATCATCGTGTATCCCGCACGACTGTCGTAGTAGATAGTATCACCTGATGCTATCACCTTAACATCTGTGCCGGCTTCAACGACTTCTGCTTTCTTATACCTAAGCTGATTGGCTTCCTCTCCTGATAGTATTAATCCTGATGAGGTTTCAATCTCTTCTTCTATTATGTTTATTAAAATATAATTACCTATTGGTTTCATCTCTCTTTGGTGTTAAAGGTTTTACTTGGTATCCGTTCTCACGCAAAAGCTTTTTGGCTGCATTAATCTTATCAACCTTCTCCCAAGTCTCTGCGAATGTTTCATTATAGATTGGCATCCTCATAAGTTCTTGCCATCATTGTAATAATGGCGTTAGTAGATAGAATAGTTACCGCAACTGATACTGCGTTTTGTAGTGCGTTCTTGGTCACCTTCAATGGGTCAATAACTCCCATCTTGTACATATCACCATATTCACCTGTCTTTACATTAAGACCGTAGTGGTATGGTTTCTCCCACTCATAAAAGAACTCATCCTGTCCTGCGTTGACACAAATCTGATTTGAAGGTGCACGAAGTGCACTCGATAAAATTTTAGCAACCACACCTTCATCTCCTGATTTCAGTATGTTGTTAACCTCGTTGTACAAGGCTACTCCACCACCGGGTAGTATTCCTTGCTCAAGTGCGGAGCGTACTGCACATACTGCATCATCGATGCGGTCATACAACTCTTTCTGCTCAAGGTCTGTTTGTCCACCGGCATAGATAACGCCTATCCCTCCCGTAAGGGAGGCGATTCGTGAAAGGATAAAATCCTTGTCTGCCTTCTTGTTTGTGTTCTTATGTGCTGCCCACAGCTGACCTACTCTCTCATCAACCGCTTCACCTGTAGTGTCAGAGTCTTTAATGATTACAGTATCATCTCTGCTTACCGTTACACGTGATGCATAGCCGAGGTCCTCAAATGCA